GATGTTCGACGGCAAGAGTTGCCGGAGCACCAGTGTTGGTGATATGGTTTTAATCGGTAATGAAAAGTACAAATGTGAAGCCGCTGGTTGGAGCAAACTTGCTTGGACTAAACCAGCACATGAGTGGAACAAGGTATCGCACCATGAACCAAAGGTCCATGGCCATGGTCGATGGAACTAGGAATGAGGAGCTGTTAAATGTCGAAGGTTAGTGCAAAGCAAAATCGGATTAACGATGCAAAGAAGCGGGCTCCTAATGTGCCCGGAGATACTTGCCCGTCAATCAACTATGTACAAAACATTCTTGAACAGATATCAGAACAGTCAAAGGATGACTGGACTGGTAAACAGGTTGATGTTATCAATGGCGTTCTAGAGTATGTTCGGGAATCTAACGAGGAACTTAGACTTTCCTCATACTACTGGTATAGGAAGTATAAGGCAGCGGCATGACCAACGTACAAGAAAGAAGAATTGCAGCTGCAAGAACTGCTCTGGATGCGGTTAAATCTGAGTGGGGTAAAAACTACTGGTCAATCGTGTTAGCGTATCTCCTAAGACAGGCAAATCGATTGAACTAAATAGGTGCATGGTGACGCTTACAGAACGTGCAAAGAAATATTTGCACAAGGTATCCGATGATGGATATGTGACCCTCGGCGTAAAAGGCGGGGGTTGTTCTGGATATCAGTATGTATGGGGCCTCTCAAAAGATACTGTCGATGAAGACATCAATTGGAGCGATCCAATTGATGATGTGTTACTATTGGACCCTATTGCGGAGATGTATGTAATAGGTAGTAAAATAGATTATGTAGAAGAACTAGGCGGTAGTTTTCTCAAGATAGTGAATCCTACCGCAACAACAATGTGCGGATGTGGGGAGAGTTTCGGTGTCTAAATTAACAATTATGCTAGTGGCATTTTTCATAGGGAATGACACTCCTATTCAAGATGCTTACGTATTCCAAAAACCAGTATATGAAAGTTACCAGGCCTGTCTAAAAGATATAGATGAGAATTATCATGTTCTAAATTATTTTTTGTCTATCCAATTTGGCCACACCACTCGATTATACCGCAATCATTTTTACTGTACAACAGCGGATGAAGTTAATAAACTATTACAAAGTGGAGCTGAAACGAAACCTAGTATATAACATGGAAAGACTGTGAAAGAATTATTCAAATCTTCAACTAAACAATACGACATAGATAAGCTTACATGGGAATGGATGAATTTAAAGTCTGTTCTGCCGGACCATGTATGGCATGTATCAAAAGGTGATCATGGCCGTCAAACTATGCTCCAGTATAGTGAGGAATGTGTCGATATCAGCACAGATGGTTGCGGATCATTTAGCGGTACGCAACGATTAGAATCCGACTATAACATTTTCAACTCCTTTTATGAGAGCACTATTTTTGATACTATTATAAACGACCTAAATGTAGTCCGTTCTCGATTTATGGTTATGTCAGAACATAGAACCTATTCGATACATCAAGACAAGTCTCCACGATATCATGTAGCACTAGAAACAAATCCACATGCATATTTTCTATTTCCATCAGATGATGGTTCAAGAACAGCTAACCTGTATCATGTTCCAGCTGATGGACATGTCTATTGGGTTGATACAACGATGTCTCACACTTTTATCAATGCGGGCCCGGATAGGACACATTTGGTGATGGTTGATGCGGGATAAATTCATATATGCACATATGAAGGTCGCTCGAGAGTATTCAAAGTTGAGTTATGCGGTGCGTAAAAAGGTGGGCTGTGTAATTGTAAGAGATGATCGCATACTGTCCATAGGATATAATGGCACACCAGCTGGGTGGGATAATGCGTGTGAGGATAGGGTACTTTGGGATAAGGGAAAACAACTTCCTGAGCCCACACTAGTCACCAAACCAGAGGTTCTACATGCGGAAATAAATGCAATTGCGAAACTCGCATCATCGACAGAATCGGGTAAAGGTGCGTCCATGTTCCTTTATCCATATTCACCATGCATGGAGTGTTCTAAACTCATATATCAAGTAGGCATTGTAGCAGTATATTTTGTAGAACCGTATCGCATAAATGATGGACCTAAATTTTTGCAGAAGGCCGGTGTAGAGATGCACCGAATAGATATAATATAATGGACAATCTTATAAGAAATTATTCCGACGTTCTGACACCAGAAAAGTGTCAGTACTTCATTGACAAATTTGAAGCTCATCCTGAGATGCAAGAAGAACAGAACAATAGGGATGGTGCAACTTTAACTCAAATCAATTTGTTGCAATCTCCTGATACACCTTTTAAAGAAGACACAAATTTCATTTTTAATGTACTCATGGAGAGCGCAGAAAGTTACAAGGAAGACGTACTTATTAATTCTTCTTTGCAGTGGCCAGAGAAAAATGGTATTGAGCCACCAAAGATGAAGCGATACTTGCCTGATACATCAGATGAATTTCCTGATCATGTTGATGTCTTGGACTACAAGACAGCGAGAAGGTTTTTGGTCATGTTCATATATCTTACCGACAATGAACGGGGTGCGACGAGAATACAAATGAAGGATGACCGTTGGCGTGATCTGTTTATTTCTGATTGCAAGCAAGGGTCTATTGTCTTATTTCCCCCGATGTGGCCATGGCTACATGCGGGACAAAGGCCCGTATATGAGCCAAAGTATATCATAGGAAGTTATCTACATTATGTCTGATATAAAAGATAGTTACACCTTTGTTTCTGATAATAAAGAGAACTGGCAGTGTGTTGGTATTCGTGGTGGAAGGTATGATGGCGTTGTTTACAAGTATGGTAAGGTAACGATTCCAGAGAAAGAAAATTCAGATGGAACCTTGCCTTTTCGGTTCGAATATGATATAGTAGATAACAATGACTTACCCAGAGAGTTATTTGGTGAGGAATTTTTTACCCTCATTGGAGATATTCTGGTGGATATTATAACTGAAGAGAAAAATGACTCAAACGATTGAACGAACAGCACTTACTCAACTTGTAAATAATGAGGACTTTGCACGTAAAGTGTTGCCTCATATGAAGCGAGACTATTTTTCCGACAAGACGGAGAGAACGGTATTCGAGGAGATCGCTAAATTTGTTGATAAGTACAACAAAATTCCAACGCAGACCTCGCTGGAGATAGAGGTACATGGACGAAAAGACTTAAACGAGGAAGAGTATAAAAAGGTCGTCGCAATCATTCAAACACTCGATTCAACTGATGTGGATTTTGACTGGCTGGTGAATACGACAGAACAATTTTGTAAAGATAGGGCGGTATATAATGCGATTGTTGAAGGCATACAAATCATTGAAGGAAAAGATAAGAAACGAGATGCAGATGCAATACCGAGCATTCTTACAGATGCCCTGGCTGTTGGTTTTGATAACCGTGTTGGTCATGATTATCTGCTGGACGCAGACGAGCGGTATGATTATTACCACACGGTAGAAGAGAAGATTCCATTTGATCTGGAATTCTTCAATCGTATAACCAAAGGTGGACTTCCACCCAAGACACTGAATATCGTACTTGCTGGCACAGGCGTTGGAAAGAGTTTATTCATGTGTCATGTTGCTGCTAATTGCCTTTCTCAAGGTAAGAATGTACTCTATATTACTATGGAGATGGCTGAAGAACGTATAGCAGAACGTATAGATGCTAACCTGATGAATGTATCAATGGAGGATTTACATGATCTTCCTAAATCCATGTATGACAATAAGATAGCACAAATTATCAAGTCTACATCCGGCACTCTTATCGTCAAGGAATATCCAACCGCATCCGCACATACAGGACATTTTCGTGGGTTGATAAAGGAACTCGCAATCAAGAAATCCTTTCGGCCGGATATACTATTCGTGGACTATCTAAATATTTGTTCTTCAAGTAGATTCAAAGGACAAGTCAATGTCAATTCTTACATGTACATTAAAGCGATTGCAGAGGAACTTAGGGGACTGGCAGTTGAAACAAATATACCGATTATGTCAGCGACACAGACCAATCGAGCAGGGTTCGTCTCTTCTGATATTGGTCTGGAAGATACGAGCGAAAGTTTCGGTTTACCTGCTACGGCTGATCTCATGTTTGCACTCATTTCAAATGAAGAATTAGATGACCTCAATCAGATTGCTGTGAAACAACTCAAGAATAGGTATAACGATCCTACAATAAACAAGAGGTTTGTTCTGGGCATAGACCGTGCAAAGATGCGACTCTCTGATGTCAAACCATCAGAGCAGATAGACCTTGTGGATAGTAATCAGGTAGAATTTGCAGAGCCTGTATTTGACCAGACGGATTTTGGAGAAGGATGGAAAGTATGACAAAAATGTGCTATATATGCAAGCCTGTATTATATAACAGGGAAGATATCTGGCTGTGTAAATTGTGCCTTGATGTAATAGATTCCCGTGTAAAGAAAGTCCAAGAGGGCTGGAATTTTGATTGGGATGATTGGCAAGATGCTGGTGGGGAAAGTTAAATAATGAAGCAAATCTTTATTTTTCTAGGTATTATAATAACGCTTTTTATTGTGGGTACTACTTTATCCAATATATTCATGACATCGCCAGGAAGTTAAATACTGGAAAGTCTGATGCTGTATATATCGCCTCCCTTTGGTAATTACTTTTCGTATAAGGACGCAATAAGAGTCAAGGGCACATTTACTGCACATCCACGGGATGGCCTAATATACCACACATTGCGGTCATTGCGTCCCATTAAGGGGGGCTGGAGAAACCAAATAGGGTTTCGCAACAAAGGTATCAGTAATATCACTATACAACCTGATTACGTGTATTCTATATGCGGCCTAAATTACGCAGAATGGGAAATTCTACTATACACAATACCGCAAGGAACAAAAGTAGAGCTCAATCTTTCATGTCCAAATGTCTCTGATGCATCCATCAACACCGATCTACTGAAAGAATTTTTGAACAAGTTTCCTGCTCTATCGGTGAAGATTCGGTATGATATATCGGAAGCCTTTGCAAATTTATTGTATGATACGGGCGTAAAAACCATACACACTTCTAACACTATTCCTACAGAGCGAGGAGGTCTCTCTGGTAAACCTTTGAGAGAACGCAATATGTCATGCGTAGAATCACTCGCTAAAATGTCATTTGATTCTCTTATTGCAGGGGGCGGCATATACTCTAAACAGGACGTGGTAGATTACCGCAATGCGGGAGCAACGGATTTCTCCATATCCACAGTGTATATCAGCTGTCCTTGGAACATACCTAAAATATATTCTACTGGAGTTAAATAGTGCAAGTCCCTATGCAAATGGCGACCATGCCTGCCTTAAAAGTACTGTTTTCGGTAATAGACGAGACTTTCGTGGACAGAATCAATGACTATATTGATGAAAATAGATCAAGCTTGAACGATCATTCCGATCAACTTGTGGGGCAGATAAAGCAGGATAGTCATTCCGCTCAATTACAGTTCAACATGAATGACCAGCTACCAAAAGACCTTGGACTGTTATTGATGACGACAGCAGAGCACTATGCAAAGCAGCATAATATTACATCAAAGAGTATGGACATATCTTCCATGTGGTCCATACATAGTTATGCCGGAGACTATAATCCATTGCATGAACACGGTACTTCTGGCTTGGGTGTATCATGTATTCTATTTCTCAAAGTCCCCCCACAGATAAGAGGAACAGAGTCCAGCAAGATGACGAGTATGAATAACAGTTCCGGCAGCTGCGATGGTTGGACGCAGTTCGTATGGGGTGCGAATGGTTATATGGATACGTCTAATTTCCGGCACTCAACAGAATCATTTGTTCAACCAGAGGTAGGTAAACTGGTCATGTTTCCTATCTGGTTGAAGCATCAAGTATGCCCATTTTTTGGAGATGGTGAGAGACGAACTCTCTCTACCAATATAGATATATGTACGAATTAAAAGTTCCCAATGGGACATATAAATCAGATAGCCTGTTTTGGTTATTTGTTACGGTGCTACGGCATAGATTTCATCATCTTATTAAAGATGGTAAATTCATGGATTAATTTCTATGGGTAGAAACGAATATTTACTGATTGGGGGATTACTACTGGCAGGAGCGATTGCTTTCCCTCTGGTCAAGAATGTCTATATGGTACAATCAATTTTTCTTGCCATCTGTGGGGGTCTAGGACTGTGAGTAAACATATACATCATATTATACCAGTATATCATTGTAAGGAGTTAGGTATAGACCCTGATTTTGATGCGAATTATGTGACGGTTGATAAATTAGATCACGCTCGTATTCATCGGGGATATAAGTGTGATGATCTAGAGCCATTGTTTGAGTATGTCACACCAGCACAATGGATAATAGACCTTATTCCTAGAGGAGACAGTAGGGATATATGGGCATCTAATTTATTAAATAGTGACCGAGAAGGGCCCTTCTCCGATCAACCAACATATAATGAAAAGATTATTTTTAATAGGGTATTCAAAGAAGTTTCAAAATGGCCATATACATCCTTCTGCTATGCTTGTTGTCCGAAGTCAGCTCGGCAACGCCAAACAACCGATCGCTGTGTTTGTACTATGCCGTTATGGGATGATAATTATATAAGAGAATTAGATTATGAGAATACCGTTAGATACGTGAAGAGATTAATAGCAGAAGGATATGAACCAAGACGACGGGGTGAACGCCTGCCACTGGTCATTACCTTTTAGTAAGAATAAGACATGACGTTGCATTCGGCCCAAAGTAGTCCATATAGTGCCGGTCAATCATCATAGTACGCTGAGATTTCCACTTATTTAATTCATCCATTTTCGATCCTCTTACATCCTCAATAATTAAATAATCACCTATTAGTGTGCCCGCACTAAACCAGTTTACCACATTGGTTACATTTACATGAGCATCCTCTATGACCATCCACGGGTGAGGGTATAAGGATAAATCGCTGAATGTTTTTTCTATGTTATTCGAGTTGCCTTCCAAGAATGTCAGAGTTTTTCGCTTGCGGACTTTCGCTTTTCGGAGGTCCATGCTGTGTATATGACAATTAATTTCATACATTTTGCACAGATCATCCATCCATATCGCACTATTTCCTTCGCCTGAGCCTATTTCTATGATTGTTTTCGGACGTATATCCCAGATCATAATAGGAAATAGAGAGAAATCATAGACCGATTTGTACAGGGGTTTACCCTTCCACGTCATACAGTCTTTTACGCCCTGACTAGTAACGAGTACATCAGAGGATAAAAAAGTGCGTAGAGACAGCTCCCCTATGGGTCGCTCTGCATATCTCTCTTGTTCGACTATGTTTGTGAGAATTCTCTGTGATCTTTCGTTGAGGAGAGTCGAGTATTTCGTGTAGTAATAATCGATGGGCATGTGTATTATATATACCCTCTCAGAGAGGCCCCCTATATGAGGGGCTGTGAGGAATGCGGAGAAATAGAAAAAAGGCTGGAAATAACATGGAGTTGTTGTGATATGAATTCCCTCGCTATCAGATATTTTTTCAGAAAAGGCTTTACAAATTAATCGGAGAAAGGGTCTTGACAATGGGGATTTTTTCTGTTAGCTTACCTATGTCGTTGTTGCATAAATATCACACTTAGAAGAATATCAGATAAGCCCTCAATTAGGTGTTGACATATCCCTCTGAATGTGTTAGCTTAAGACATACTGAGAAATAAGGAGACCGCAACCAATCATAATGTAAATCCCAGATAAACCGCTAGTAGGTTCACCCTGTATGAATTGAAAGCTATTGGGATCGGAGCGTGATACAGGGGCGTCCTCTTCTGGAGTCTACGGACTAGGGTTAAGAGCCACTGCTAGAGGATGCATGAATTAAGAGAGTGCCCCGAGTGGGCTTTCGAAAATGCCTAGTGTGGCTGGTGGCCTGGCACTCTCTCCTTTTGTGGGGTTGCATGGATATGTTCTCATCGTGGGCTCGATGTTAGATGAAAGCTCGTCCCTTTCTAACAGGGTGAGATGAGAAGCAAGGTTCGACTCCTTGCCGCCCCATCCCCCCAGGCCCGGGCTGGGCCTTTGTGGTTAAAAAAAAAGATTGTTTATTTGTTAATCTATAAATGCAATAAGGTGTCTTCGAATTAAATATTAACATGAATATATTTTTAATCATATTAACTCTTACAATATTCATTGCAATTGTATTGGGTGTTAATAATCTGGGCAGACTTCCTGATTGGGTATTGAAACCTATCTTGACAATTATGTTTATTATTATATGTACTCTAATTGTGATTGGTATATGGACATGAGGCCCCTAAAACTGAGCGGCCCTTGCT